GAGAAACAATCACACTAGGATCAGCAAAGAAATACTTAGACTTCTGTTTGCCTTCTTTAATGTTGACAAAACTTTGTCCTGTGAAGTTTAGTTCTGGATCTTGGAAAAGACCTAGAGAGTTCAAGAACTGACTAAGATCATAAACACCAAACTCTTGAGGAATATCTTCGTCAATGTTTGCCTCTGCAAGAATGTTCTTCATTACAGAAATAGTTCTCAAGGACTTACCTTGCTTGAACAGGATAGACTGATTGATAGAAGCAAAGTTCTTCAACAGATTGATAGTTCTATCGGAAAGTTTCATAGGGATCTTAGTTGCTGTCGTCATTATGTAAACCAGCGAAGTGGTATAAAAGTGTACAATAGTGGATGGCCTTTAGAATGTCTTTTTCATTCTTACCATCTTTTTTGCCGAATCGTGAGAGGTACTTGATTGCATTGGATCGGCAAAATGCTTCCGCATCTCCAATACCTTCAATGAGATCTAGGGTCTGTGTTCCTTTATCTCCAGTATAGTGTGAACCATATGTACTTGCAATATAGTTCTTTGCATGATCAAGCATTACATGTTCATTATACTTGAAATATGAGAATCTGTCTTCTACTGGTTCACGAACGTAAGAATCATTAAAATAATGAGAATACATATCGTCAATATCTGCCATGTACATATCGTCATTTGTAGCAGCAGTATTACCAGAACCTACTGAGATTTCTGGGTCTCTATCTGAGATGTCTTCTGGAACTGATGGAGGCCATGGTGAGCCTGGTGTCCACTCAAATCCACCAGCACTCTCTATCCACTCTAGATCTTTATCTAGTGCAGTATCTCTTTTGTCCTCAACATCACTCCAAGGAATATCCTTATAGTAATCTCCTTGGACTACTTCTTTCTTAGACTCAAAAGGTTTCCTTTTAGTTACTGTCTTGCCACCATCAGGTGACTCATAGATAAACTTATCTTCTGAAGCAGGAGCAGGGTTTCCAGTAAGACTGTGACCGTCCTCCTCCCAAAACTCTTGCCAATCTTTTTCAGTTGCCTTTTTGTTTTTCTTTTTCATGATCGGATAATCCTTATCAAATGTGCCGCCTAGAATTGATGCTGCTAGACTCCATGCGTTAACCATAGCAAAATAGGAAATTGTTTACAAGACTCTCTGCTTTTTCTTTACCAAACTTCCCTGCGAGATATCCTCCTACTGGATCTAGTTTGGTCATGTAAGCATCAAAGTCTTTATATGTACTAGTATCTGTCCCACTTGGCCTTTCTAATTCTACCATTTCCTTGTATTTTGTCAAGTATTGTTTGAACATATCAAGATGTTCGTCTACCTTATCGAAGGTAGTATATCTGACAAATATATTTTCAGAAAAGTGATTGCCCATTTCAAAGAATCGATACTCCTTTTCTGCTTTTGGTAGTCCCTCTACAGAGAACAGATATTTTTCTACAGGATGTTGAAAGTCAAATACAATGATGACTCTCTTCTCTGTAAATCCCATCAAGTCCATACCAAAACAAGGTAGATTACTGCCTGTTTTGGGATAGATGATGGTGTTGTAGATGGAGGATTTATCACTCCATATGTCTACTTCCCTTGACTTAATAAAGTATGGGTTGGTAAAGATCCTAGCGGTTAAGTTAGTACCTTTACCTTCCCACTCTGCCCATGTTTCCTTGACTTTTAGGTCAGGAAAAGTTTCAAACAGAAGGGACTTGTAGTTCTTCCATAGATTCATCAGTTGGTTTCTCACCTCCAAAGTTTACATCTGCATCAACCTTGTCATAAAGATCAAGGAATGCTTGTTTTGTTTCATCATCAAAGCGGTTTACACATACTTCGATTGCCTTCTCTTTGTTCTTCCAGATAGCGTATGCCTTGACGATATGTACAAGACGACGTGTGGAAATAACTTCCTCAACACCACCATCAAAGAAGGTCTTACGGATGATGTCACCCCAATCTACAAGACGCTTGCAGAACTCTTTATCGTCACACAAGTTAGTCAAGATTTTCTCCTCAGTCTTTGGACTAGGATAGGACTGCTCAAAGGTCACTGGGAATCTTTCGAGGAAGGCTTCGTTAAGCACGTTAGTTCCAATAAATCGTCCGTCGTCTGAACCTTTACCTTTAGTGTTTGCGGTTGCGATGACGTTGAAACCGTTAGCTGGTTGGACGTAGCGGCCAATCTTTTTAAGGAAGACTCCATTGCCTTCAAGGATGCTCTGGAGACAGAGAATTTTATTACTTGCGAGGTCGATCTCGTCAAGGAGCAAGATAGCTCCCCGCTCAAGTGCCTCAATAACGGGTCCGTTGTGCCAGACTGTGGAGCCATTAACAAGACGGAAACCACCAATAAGATCGTCTTCATCAGTTTCAATAGTAATGTTTACACGAACAACTTCTCTCTTGAGTTGAGCACAGGCTTGTTCTACACCGAATGTCTTACCGTTGCCAGATAGACCAGTAATAAAACATGGGTAGAAAAGTTTTGACTGAATGATTTTCTTCACATCAGAGAAGTTTCCAAACTTGACAAAGTTAGGATTAACTGTTGGAACCAGATTCTGTTCTACAGGAGGTACAACAGCAGGAGCAGCATAGGAATTCTCAAGTTTTGCTTTCTTCTCCTTAGCAGTGAGGTTCCACTTACCTTTTGTTGTTTTGAACTGTTGCAGGTATTTTGTCACAGTTTGATATGTCACATCATGCTGAGCGCAATAGGCTTTGATGTGTGCAGATGTGATCTTGTTACCGTAAAGATCACGAAGATTGTTGATGAGTGATTCGGGATTCACTTTAGCTTCAAAAGGCATTGTTTGTTCTTGTCTATGTATACATTATAATGGAATGAGAGGTGGAATCAACCACCTCTGTGCCAGTTTGTCAACTGGTCTATGCGATGTAACTCATGAACTGACCTAGAACTTTCTTGTTCATTTTCTTTGCAGAAAGTGACTTCTTGAAAGCAGACTTGATCTGTGCTTTGGTTGCATCTTCTTTCACTTCAAAACTAGAATCAGAGTTAAGTGCGGATGAGGACAATCCGAAGTAGGCGTGGTATCCACCACCATCAGTAATCATGAGAGATTTTGTTTTTCTCCACTGTGCCATGATGGATTGGTGTCTATCATAATCGAAATCAACGTAACGACGAACGAAACTGTTGCAGTCACGAGTATCAATAACTCTGATACCAAGGAAATTGACTTCTGGAAAACGACCCTTGAGTTGATTGAGTAGTGCAGCAGTCAAATCATAGTATGCGTCTGCACAATGATAGGTCTTACCGTTTATGTCACGAATGAATACGTTACCATGTGCGGAACGTGTTCCCAAGTATGGTTCTTCACCTGACCTACCTTTGAACTCTTTATGAAACTTGAGAGGATGTGCTTCACCATCAGTAAGAGTGATGCACTGAATCTTCTGAACACCTGTTTTCTTTTTGAACTCAGGAATCAGTTGATTCAAGGAGACAAGTGCTTCGTTCAAAGGAGTTCCAGATAGACCCAAACGATTTGGGCACTGGTAGATAAAATTGCAGTTCCAACGACCACGATTGTCAAGAGAGTTTGTGAGTCTCCAGATGTTCATCATCTGTTTCTCTAGATCTCCTTTCTTACAATCACTTGTTAGAAACTCAACCATTGCGAATTGTGCTTCGACATAAAGTTGACCATCTTTCTTTTCGTGATGATCTGGTGGATACTGCCAATTTTCATAGTTACCAAACCTATCATAATTTCTCTCTCCACGATTCCACTCATTAGTGAAAGCAAATACTTGGAAAGGAATTTGAACTTTCTTACAGAACCAAATCAAATTGAACAACTGTTTGATTGTATCCAAGAGAACATTACTCATAGATCCAGACCAATCAAGGACAAAGATGAGTCCATGATTTTTACCATCAGGTAGAGTAGTGATCTTTTTGAATAGATCTTCGTTGTACTTGTATGAGTGAAGCTTTGTGCAATCAAGAACACCTGTCTTTGATACTGTAGCACGAGAGTATGCGTCAGCAGACTTGCGGCACTCAAACTCTTTTACAAGATAGTTGACTTCTTTCTGTGCAGAACGACGGAAGAGTCTGTACTCATTGTCAACACTTCCATAAAGATCCATAGGAAGACGATAGTTGTCTGCTTGTTGAATCTCCTGATCATAATGTTGTTGTTGCTTGATCCATTCCTCATTGAGGTATTGATGAACCTCTGCATTTTTGGCAGTAATAGTTCCAAGATTTAGTGTTGGAATGGTGCAGTATTCTGTATCGTAAATACTTGAAGTTTGTTTCTCATTATTCAAGTTTACCAAGTTATCTGAGAGAGTCTTGTCAGTGATAGTATCAAAATCACAATGCTCTCCTCCGATAGGATTGTAATCTGGTTCGTTCTCATACTCAGTAGTATCTTCTCCCAAGTCAGGACGGCCATCTTCAACATCACCATCACCATCAGATCCATCGAAAGGAATGGGATCACCTTCTCCTTCTCCTTCCTGATCATTCTTTTCTGAATCAATAAGATCTTCTAGAGTTAGATCTCCACCGCCTTGACCCATATCAAGACTATCCAATGAAACATTTACTTTGACTGGTTCATCAAATGTAGACTTCATGTACTCATAAAGTTCTTGAGCAAGTTTCAGAACCTCATCAAAAGTATTAGTCTCAAGTGCAGCTTCACGGAAATATACTTCATCTTCATCCATAGGAACGTCAACAAACTTTCCAATCTTGTGATGGATATTGAGACGGTCAGGAAGATTCATATCTTCTACGTCATTCTGATCCAACTCAAAGAAATCTTGATCCGATAGTTCTTTGTATCCCATGTAAAATGTCTTGACGATACCAGCGTACTTACGCTTCATCAACTTCTCAATACGAACATCCTCAAGGATGTTGACGAATGACATAGGAAGATCAGGATACTTGATCTTGAAATTCTCGTTAGGTGTGTAGAGTGCGTGTCCAACCTCATGTCCTACCAGAAGGTCGTATACGGTCGCAGAGGCCTTCTCCCACATTGGAAGGGTCAATACTCTACGATCTACATCAAAGGATGCTGTAGGGACTTTCTTGTTCTCGATGATCAAATCTTCGGTCGCAAGTAGTTTAGCGAGTTGACCTTTGACTTCGTAATTAACCTTTGTAAGCATTTGTTTTCTTGTCTATGTACACATGATAATCGACCCTGTGCCAATTTCAACCAACCATGTGCCAGTTTGTCAACTGTCTACCCTGACCATCTCAACGCAGTATCTAAAGCTTTCTTTGCAGTATTTTGTAATTTTATAACTCTACTCTCATATGTAATCGTAAATCCCAGCAGATCTCCTTCGGGATCATTTGGCATACCTACAGGTTGCACAAAAAATATTCCAGCATGTGCCACCGTTCTCCATTCCATGTCAATAAAACCTAAGTCCCTCAAGGCACATTCTAGTTTCAGTGAATGGCATCCATCTAATAGTATCATACGGTTACAAGACCTATGCTACTATGTAGAATACCTCACTTTTGAGAATCCATTCATCTTTTCAAAGGTAATCATATTGTCCAATCTATCTGTCAACTCATCAACCTTATGAGAGATCATAAAGATGTAAGCATCCTTGATGACATATCTGATAATCTTCACAAATTCATCTGTACCATTACTGTCCAGAGAACTGTCAAATATTTCGTCAAGAATGAGTATGTTTGTGGACGATGAGTTCTTCATCTTTGCAATATCACGCCATGTAAACAAGATAGCAAGGTCAATTCGCATCTTCTCTCCCTCAGAGAAAGATTCGTAACTGAATTTCTCATGAATAGGCGACTTAATACACTCATTGAACTGTTCATCCAATGTAAAATTGATATAGAAGTCCATCATCTGAAGATACTTATTGATCTTCTGATTCATGATAGGCAAATACCTCTTCATAATCTTTGCCTTGACACCAGAGTCTTTCATCATGGCGTTTGCAAAGTCTAAGTATTCAATTTCTTCGGTATGATCTGCTTTATTTGTCTCTACTAGTGTTAAATCATTTTTGAGGCCTCTAAGCGTGGCTCTTTCAGTATTTCTATTTGCAATTTGTTCGGTAATGTCTTGAACTTCTTGTTCATAAGTGCGGATTTGTCGTTGGTACTCAGAAATTTTAAAATTGTTGGTAGAAATGTCATGCGTTAGTGTTGAGATCTGCTTAGAAACATCTATAAACCTGGCCTCTTTCTTTTGTTCTTCGTTTATAGACTTTTGAAGTTCTTTGTAAGCGGAGTTAATCTCCTTTACCTTCCCTTCGATATCTCCAATCTTATTTAAGCGAAAGTCTTCCTCTATTTTCTGCTCACAGGTAGGGCATGATACGTTTTCCTTGAAGAACTGGTGTTCTTTAGTAATAATCTTTATCTTTTGTTCAAGTTTACCCTTGACATTATTGTATTTCTTAAGAGAAGATGAAGCAGATGTCAGAGTATCTAATTCTGGTTCATACTTTTCTTTAATGTTCTTAGATGTCTGGTCATTTTCATACATCAAGGATGAAGTATCCTTTAAAAGTGTGTCAATTTTACCTTGAATGTCTTTTATTTTCTTCTTGCCTGTCTTATCGAGGTCAGAAATGAAACTTTTTTGCATTTCAATCTTTTCCTCAATCAATTCTTTCTTGATTGTGAGTTCTCGGATCTCCGTATTCGCTTTACTCATCTTCTCACGGAGAATTTTTGACATTCCAGAGAAAATTTTGATGTCCAGAACGTCCTCTACGATCTCTCTACGGTGAGTTTGACTCAACTGCATGAAAGGAACGAACGTTGCAGCACCTAAAATGGTAGTTTGAGTAAAAGATTTGTAGTTTAGTCTTAAAATATTATCTTCTAAGTGTTGTTGCTGATCATTTGAACTAGCAAATTGATCTTGTTTCTTACCATCAATATAAATTTCAAACAAAGTTGGCTTCATACCTCTAACAATGGTATAAATTTTACCTTGAATCTCAAATTCTATATTAACTTCGCACTCTTTATCATTCACAGTGTTGACTAACTGTGATTTTTTAATCTTTCTGAATGGTTTGTTGTACAAAACAAAAGTCAGAGCGTCCAATATCGTGGACTTCCCTGCACCATTAGCACCAACTATCAAATTTGTAGGAGACTTTTGGAAACTAACAATTATAAACTGGTTACCAGTAGATAAAAAGTTACGCCACCGTATCGTCTTGAATGTTATCATAATCTTTTGGCGGAATCACAATGTCATCGGGTGTGATAATAACGTATTTGTATTTGTGTTTTTTACAGGTTTCGACAGCTAGCATATCATCTATTTCTACAACTGTCAACACAGTGGATTCATCCGCTTCTAGAAGCCCTGCATATCTAGTAGCATCATCTTCTTGCTGAAAAAGATAGAGAGCCTTCTGACCGTCATCATTAGTAACGGCATATGCCCCTTCTCCTTCGTGACCAGCAAGTGATAAGATGTACATTAATCTGCTTCGCAAGCTTCTAAGTAGACTTCCTTGAGAAGTTTTTTGACTCTCTCTTTTTCCAATTCAAAGTCAGAGTCCTCGATGTACTTATTTAGAAGTGTAAGAGTATCCTCAATCTTTTCGCCATCAAGATCTACTTCCTTGTCATTGATCTCGGTATTTTCCACTACCTTCAAATCTATTATACCAGCTTTCAGAAGTTTTTCAAGGAACTTGTCATATTCTAACTGACTCTTTCTGGATCTAACAAATAATTTTACAATCTTATCTTTGTATAGGTGTGCTTTGAATGTTGCAGCAGGGGTAGAATCAAAGTAGATCTTCTCATATATTGTATATGGATTCTGTACAAACTCAATCTCTCCTGTTTCAGTATCTAAGATATTGAATCCTCTCTTGTCTCCACAATCATTCCAATACATTTCATAAGGATTGCCTAAGTAAAATACCTGACCATCGTTACTTCTAGTGTGATAGTGTCCTGAGAATACAGTATCAAACTTTGCAATAATCTCTTTGTCAATACCACCTTGCTGAGTCATGCCTGGATAGAGTTCAAACCCATGCAACTCTAAATGTCCAAAAGCAATCTTAGCATCAGTCTTTTCAATCTCTGCACAAGTCTCTTTATAATTATCTTCACATATCCACGGTAACATCATTGCCTTAAATCCATTGATGTCATATGTGCCTGGAGTAGAGATAGGAATTAAGTTATCGTAGTGTTCCAGTAAGGAATCAATCGAGTTAATCTCATTCGTATTCTTGTAGTAGATGTCATGGTTTCCTACAAGTTGCCAAACTTTCACGCCCAGATTTTTGAACTTATCATACACATTCTCCCTTGCCCAATTAAGAGACCAGTAATCAATATTCTTACGATTGTCAAAAGCATCTCCCATGTGGATGCAATACTCGATCCCCCTTTTCTCTAACTCAGGGAAAAAGATATCATCATAGAATTTTTTAAAGAAATCGTGAAATGTTTTGCTACCTCTTCTACCACCAAAGTGAGTGTCCGTAATGATTGCTATCTTCATTTACCTTTTACATTCTGGATTGATGTGCTACTCCTAGTGACGTTCTTGATCACAATAAATTTATCACCAGCAAATGTCCCTGCCAGATTAACTTCAATCTCATCACCGTCTTGCCAATTCAAATCACCATTTTTTTTCGTATGGTTCATTGCTTCTTGGATCTGATCGATCACTTCATTCGTTAATTTCATACTCAATTTCAATAACTTTGGATGACCTACCAGTAGAGTTTGCTCTGGTTAGTCTTGTCATAGTGCCACCTAATGACCTAGCAATGTAATCTAATTCTTCTAAACATTTCTTTTCCAGATCCTCATAGGGATCATAATACCTATCAACCCTCATTGATTCATCTTCGTTTGTACTGCCTCTTTTATAGAGTTGTAGTCACTAGAATTACCGTAAGTATCATCAACGTGCATAACCTCATCAAACCCCGACTTCTCAATGATCTTTTCACGGATCTCCATTTGCTTCTTCTCTTTCTGGATCCGACGTAGAAAAGCGTAATGTATAATTTGAGTAAAATATGCAAAAGGGTTTGTGGACTTCTCTGGATTGAAGTTATGAATGTATTGGACGCAGTTTTCAATGCCATCAGATATCATGTCCTCTCTGAACATATAGTTCACAAAGTTTGGTTTGTATGATAGGTGGGTTGCAATTTTTACGAAACATTCTCCAAGATAGTTTGTGATTCTAGGTTTTGGATCACCCGCTTCCTCCGCCGCTTTTACGTCTGCTTTATATTGAACGATCGCATACAGGAATTCTTTGTTGTTTACATAGTGTTCGGATCGTTTTCTAGTACCTTTTGCGGGCATCTATATTACCTCTTGTGTTAGTTTTATTATACCTCAAAACGAGATACTTGACAAGTCATATAAAAAGATGTACAATAACTCTGTCAGAGTTCAAGGGAATGCTATGAAGCTTCGCCTTTCTTATAAAGCTTCTCAAGACTTTCTCTGGCCTTCTCGACTGAAATTACATATCCCATCTTCTTTGTTACCTTTATCTTCTCAGCAGATCCCCCATTCAAATTAGTCATAATAAATTTTTGATAATATTTTACTACTTCTGAGTCCTCGCGTGCCTCAACAACAGTGATGACTCTATCCATAGGAATGATAATGATATTGTCCGTAGGCATACTTCTTAGCCACGGCATCATTCTTAGACCTTCATGAGAACCATTCATACTTACCGTCTCGATTTCTACAGGATCACTGATAATCAAAACCGTGCGACCATTTTCATCTGACGGCATGACTTCACCGAAGATTTCCTCTCCAGATACTAATTTGATTGAAGCGTAGAAATCTTCTTCCATTTAGTCTTTCCCTATAATAGTGTTGTTTATAACCAAGTAGTCTATATTCATATTTAGAAAAGATTGAATAGCGTCCTCTGGAGTCTCTACTATGGGTTTACCATTATCATTGAATGAAGTATTCAACAATACAGGGACTCCACTGATTTTATAATACTCTTCTAGTAACTCAGATAAGATGCCTTCACTGACTGTCTGAATCCTACATGTATTGTCAACATGTGTTATTGCTGGAATCTTATCTCTCTTGTCTTTCTTTACCGTTTGAGAATACAACATGTATGGACTATCAATATCTTCCTCAAAATAATCCTTGAGATAGTCCTTAAGTATGACACCAGCAAAGGGTCTCCACTCTTCTCTATGTTTTACCTTCTCGTTTAATATATCCTTATTCTCTTTATATTTAGGTGACATCAAAATGGATCTATTCCCAAGTGCCCTAGGACCGAACTCAGATCTACCTTGATACCATGCAATAATTTTTCCGTCCTCTAAGTATTGTGCAACTTTTTTAATATCCAAACTATCTTTATATTCTGATATATCAATTTGCTTTGGTGTAGAGTATGATTTACCTAAGAAGGCAAGATTTTTAGGAATCTGAACTTCATTCCACATTGATGCACCAAACGCCGCTGCTCCAAATGCCAAACCACAATCACTTACAAAAGGAGTGATGTGAAACTTTCTATTCTTGAGAGTCTTTACTATTTTTGTGTTAGCATTGATATTAAGAAACACTCCGCCAGTCAAACAAATTGTTCCCTCTAAGTAATCTTCATTTAATCTTAACATTAATTCAGTAAGAGATTCCTCAAAATTGTATTGCAATAACTGAGCTTTGTCCGAAGAAGAAATTGGATAAGGTCTTGGATCCCTCATATCAAATAATACTTCTGGGAAGTGTGATCCAAAGTCATATAACTTTTGTATATGTTTACCAGATCCATATGCTGCAAGACCCATGATCTTTCCAGCAAAAGAACAATGATGTTTTGGGTCCATAAAATCTATTTCCTGTCCGATCTTCTTACAGAAAATATGATGTGACCAGTATTGATATAGTAATCCCCACTCACCATTGAAAGGGAAATACTTAAATTTATTTCTTCTCTTATCGAAAAGAACCATTGAGCATTTTTCTAACCCAAGAGACTGTCCTTGTGCCCAGTTGTGAGAACCACCACCATCAATTACAATACACACTCCATCATTGGATGGTTGAGTGAATATAGATGAATAAGCATGTGCTTGATGATGAGAAATATATCCTATCTCCGCATTAGGGAAAATTTTCTGTAGATACTCTTGAGGTTCATTTTTTTCTAGACTCCTTACCCAATCCTGTAAACCAATATCTACAAACATGACTAGGTTGATGTCTTCTTTATTAAGACCTTCTAGCACATAGTCTATGGATTTTTCTGGATATCTTCCATCATACTTTAAACCGCTAAGTCTTTCTTCCTGTATGCTACAAATATGTTCACCGTCTACAAATAAGGTTGCACCAGCATCATGTATATAACTTTCTCTATCAGATCCATCAAAGAGGATAGATCCATATATTCCTAAGACTTTCATTTTAAGTAAACAGTTCTAATTTCATAATTAAAGTTCTCCTCATTGTATATTTTAACACGCTCTACCAAATGATTCAATGTGTAGTTCTTTTTACCCTTGACAGAGATGTCGTCTGCGATATCATATAACATTGCTTTGTTCTTACCCCTTCCCTTTCTAAGGACCCTACCAATACTTTGTAGATTTCTAATTCTAGATTTGCTAGGTGATGCAAAAATGACGTTATGTAAGTTTTTAATGTTAATTCCTGTAGAAAAAGTTCCATAAGACGCAACAATGATCGCATCTGCTTCTCTATCGACGATAGATCTAACCTCTTCCCTCTCTTCACTATCAACTCCACCATGAACATAAAAGACTTTTCTATCGTTATCACTGTTGATTAAATTATATAGTGGTTCACCATGAGCCTCTACTCTACTGAATAGAACTAGGGTGTTACCCTTCAAACTTAAAGCAAGATTTCTGATGAATAAGTTTCTCTTCTCATGTTCTATGATATAATTCATCTCTTCCCTGTAATCATCAAAGGGAATTGCTGGATGTTTTAACAATACAATTCTGATATCCAACTTAGCAAGTTGACCTTTCTTCTGTAGATCTGATGTTTGAGTTACCTTGTAAGAAGGACCAAACAATCCCTCCAACACCCACTTGTGTGTTTGCGATCCACTCAGAGTTCCAGTAAATCCGTATCTATACTTAGTATCTCTCATCTTAGACATGATACCAATGAGTGACTTGGACTTGAATTGGTGTGCTTCGTCTCCTATGATCACATCAAACTTAGCAAAGAAGGTCTTATCCATAGTATAGATAGACTGCCATGTTGATATAGTTACACGTTGTTGTGTACTTTTCTTCCTACCTGCATAGACCTTATGACAATATTTCTCGACATCCCATCCATAATCTATAAAGTCCTTATACATCTGTTCTACAAGAGAGGTAGTAGGGACGACTAATAATATTCTTCTCTTTCTTCCTACATGATATCTCGCAACGGCATATATCATCAGGGATTTGCCTGACCCAGTTGGAGATATAATTAATCTTCTATTATATTTGAGTGCATCATACACACCCTCTATTTGATAATCTCTAGGTTTGAAACTAGAAATTGCAGTCATATAATCTTTCACACCTTCTAATGATATCTCCTCATTCTCTTCAAAAGGAGTACCATATGTTTCATTATTTTTAAACTCTACACTATAGTTTGCTTTTCTTGCCCAAGCAATAACTTTGTCTAACAGTCCTACATACAACTCACCTGTTGCAGTAGAGAACAGTCTGATCTTACCATCCCAATGTCTATTCCTATATTGCGGCATGTATTTTGCGCCAGGAACATCAAAGGTGAAGTAATCAGATAACTCTTGTTGCACATGAGGAGGTGCATCTACCGTGAGATGTACTTCATTTTTCTTGGCAATAATAAGATCACTCATATCTTTACCCATCTACTAGGATTTACTAAACAGAAATTACCAGCTTCTTTTCTAGTAGTAATTAAAATATCATATGATATTGAATATCTATTCTTTCTGCCTTTGTATGGTTCAACTTCATGATGAAGAGTAGATGGGAAGATTAATAATCTACTTTGTACAGCGTTGTATCGTTTCTTTCTTGAATTGCCATAAGTGGATTTCACATGAAAGATAGGTAATCCAGTTAAAGTATTTGGTTCTGGAGCATAGACCACTAGTTGGCCTGTCTCATTATCTTTCTCTGTTCTAACATAGAACACTGCACTCAAATGTGATTGACAATGATTATGAAACCCTACTCCGCCACCATTAACACACACTATAGGCCATGATTGTGGAATATAAATGTCTGAGCCTGGGTGGATATCTGTTGGTTCTATAGTAGCACCCAGTTCCTCTATGTATTTTTTGAGATGTATTGATATCTGTTGAGTCACCCATGAGAACTCTGGTTTTTCTGATATCTGCGAATCACCCAGTATCTCACCAGTAAAACTAGGAACAAAACCAAGATGTTGTACGTTCTTATGGTAAAATTTATCAATGTAATTTACCATACCCTCATGAACATCATCAGGTGTATCCAAATCTGCTTGATATACTGTTGTAGGAAATAAGTAATCAATCATAATCCATTCGTAAATCGCTGCCACTCAATGGCATTTTTAATTTGATACGTTCGATTCTGTATAACCTTGAGAATACTATCAAGATAATCCAACATGATCTGATAATATTCT